GTAAATGTGCTGCCTCCGCCGGGTGTATTGCTTACCAATATCTGCCCATGATGGGCTTTTACGATCTCAGAGGCAATACAAAGCCCCAGGCCGAAGTGCCCTTTTTTGCTGCGGGAACGGTCGGCGCGGTAGAACCTCTCGAAAATATGGGATTTTTCTTCATCAGGAATACCGATTCCATTATCCGCAACAAGAAGCCGTATGTTTTTTCCTTCCGGCAAAAGGCTCAGCCGTACCTGTCCGCCTTCGGGAGTATAACTTAAAGCATTGTGGAGCAGTATGCTTAAAACCTGACTGATTCGTTCCGGATCGCAGGAAAAAAGAGGAACTGCCGTCTCGGGAAGAGAAATGGAAAGGTTTATGGATTTGCGGGAAGCCATAGGCTCAAATGCCTCAAAGGTATTAAGCATCAGGGTATCCAGTTCCACCGGCATCTTTTTGATCGTCCAGCTATGGTTGTCTGCGCTGGTCAAAAGCAGCATATCATCCACCAGCCTGGACATGCGGAGCCCTTCTGAGCGGATGGAGGAGAGAAAATGGGTCCGTTCTCTTTGGTCTGCCCGCCCGGCGGCCGAGGCACAGGAGAGGATTACGGCCAGAGGAGTGCGCAGTTCGTGGGAGGCAGAGGCTACAAATTGTGCCTGCCGTTTCCGGTTTTCCTCTAAAGGGAGCAGGAGCCGTCCGGTGAAATACCAGGAGAAGAAAAACAGGGCGGCTGCTGCCAGGGCAACCAGAAGCAGGAACCAGATCCGCTGCGCGCGGATTTGCCTGGAAAGCTCCCTTAAGGGCATGAGAATGATGGCTTGCAGCGTTCCGGACGGCCGGTTGGAGGTAATGACGCAGGCGTAATAATCTGCACTGCCTTTTTCTTTAGAAGAGAAAGAAAATTCCTGATGAAAGGTATCCTCCGCCTCCAGGGATTCTACAGAAAAGTGTTCTTTGTAATAGTTCCCGGCAGCTTCAAAAAGCGGCGCGGTTTCCGGGATTCCCTGACGGTTCAGCAGAAGCGGGACGCCGTTGTCTTTAAGGTGAATCAGGTAATTGCCGCCTTCCGCCGTATCATAAAGCCATTCCGATGTAATCAGGGTTTGCTTTACCAGCCCTTTGCTTAAATGCTCCATGCGGTTTTGAAAGGTGTGAAAACTGCTGTCTTTCAGGCTTTTTTCAGAGACGTAGAGAAAGCAGCAGGACATGACAGACAGGATTAAAACAGTGATGCCGGCGCAGAACACGGCCAGATTCAAACGGGTTTTTCGGAACATGGATTCTCCTTTGCAGATGAGGCTTCCATCCGGTAGCCGATTCCCCGGACGGTGCGGATGGAGACAGAGCTTTCCACCGTTTTTAAGCGGCGTCTCAAAAAATGAATGTAATTATCCAGATTTCCTTCCTCCACATCGCTGTCCATACCCCAGACGCGGGTGAGAAGCAGGGGACGGGAGAGGGTCTGACCGGGATTCCGCAGAAAAATTTCCATCAGATCCCGCTCCCGCCGTGACATACTGCAGGAGCCGCCGGGACCGGCCAGGGTACTGTCTTCTATGGAGCAGGTAATATCCCGGAAAGAGAGTGTCCCCTCCGGCGCCAGCCTGCGGGGGCGGCGGGCCACACAGCGGATCCGGGCCATGAGCTCTTCAAAAGCGAAAGGCTTCACCAGATAATCGTCTGCTCCCAGGTCCAGCCCCGTTACTTTATCGTCCAGGGTTCCCAGAGCAGTAATTAAAATAACCGGTGTGGAATTGTGGCTCCGGCGCATGGTTTTCAGCACTTCCGTACCGTCCAGGAGGGGAAGCATCCGATCCAGCAGGATTAAATCATAAAGATTCTGCTGTATATAGTAAAGGGCTTCTTCCCCGTCTCTGCAGGCATCCACGGAAAACCCCTCCTGTTCCAGCTGGAATACAAGGGAATCCAGCAGCCGTTCTTCGTCTTCTACCAGCAATAGTCTCATACGGCCTCCTTTGACCTTTATGGTCCAATGTGAATAGTATATCTGATTTTAACAGGGAAATCTTTAAGAAATCTCTAATTTTTAAGATATTAGAATTTAAGGTTTTTCCAGAAAATGGGCGCTTTCTGTGTGGGACAGAAGGTGCGGTATCCATCTGCTGTGCCGGTAGAAAATGAAACAATATTTGAGGGGGTTCAAACGCCGCAGTGATTCAAGAATCTATCATTTTCACGACAGATAAACATGGTTCAAAGAAAATGATGTAGTTGTCAACTGTGGTATAAGGGCTGTATTTGCTTCGGTAGCACTGCAGGGCATCAGATAGGAATTCAGGTGTTACCTCTAAAAATTCGGCCACTTCATGTATTTCTGTTAAATGAGCTTCATATGCAGAAATAATCCCTCTTAACCCGATCTGCTTATTGTAAGCCCAGAGCCGAGCCAGCAGCTCTTGCTTGCGGTTTCTGGCGTCTTCCTGGTTCAGAATGTCCCCGACTGTGGTGTAGTGGTGGCCGAGTTCTTCTGCCAGGATGCAGGATTTTTCCACGGAAGTAAGAGACTTATGTATAGCAATATTTCCGTTGCAATATAAGCCTTTCATCCCTTTTACTCCGGATAGATCCATTTCTTTTATGAATATATCTTCGTTTTGGATTTGCAGTTCTTCATAAGTCATAAACGATCATTCCTTTGGCCGGGCAGCGAGAAGCAGCCTTTTATATTCTTCGATCTTATCTAACTCTTCCGGCGTGAAATTTTCACCTTCTTTATGAGCGGCAGTTGTTTCCATAAAATTATCTGCATCATCAAAATCGTTCAGAGAAAGCCCCAATACTTTAGCGACAGCCTTTAATGTTTCAAGCTTGGGGTCCTTTGTTGCACCGCTTAAAATTTTATTTAAGGTTCCAACAGGCACGCCGGAAGCTGCCGAGAGTTCTTCGGTTGTAAGATTTAACTTCTTTTTGTAAATTGCAATGTTCTCCAATCCCATTGTAGTACCTCCGTCTATGTATATATTTTACCGCTAAGTAGTTTTATAGTCAATAATAATTTTCCATTAACGGTAAATAGTGTATTGACATTGACCGTTAAAGGGATTAATATGTAATAAAATAACCGTTAACGGTAGAATGGAGGAACAGATGGAATGAATAAGAGAAATTTAAAACTGGATGATTATGGTATTAGCAATAAACGGTTCAAGGAACTTTCCGGTTTCTGTGAACAGTACCCGGAGTGGGTGGAGGAATTAAAGCACAAGACAGATACGGTAAAAAGCGTACATGTGACGGGGATGCCGATGGCGCCTTCCCAGAGAAGCGATCAGACGGCAGCATTGGCAGTGCGCCGGGCGGAGCTTCAGGAAAGGTGTAAGCTGATCGAACAGATGGCTCTCCAGGCAAATGCAGATCTGCAAGAATACATAATCCGCTCCGTTTGTTATGAGGAACCGTTCTGGTATCTCCGGGACATCCGGGGGATGCCTTGCAGCCAGAGAAGCTTTTACGATTATCGAAGGTACTTTTTCTACCTCCTGGATCAGAATAAGAAAATGTGACCACCTTAAGGACGTACTTCCGTGATATTATGGTATTGTACCAAAAAGGAAACAAGGAAGCTGGCAACGAAACCAGCAGCCTCAAAAGGGGGTGATGAAATTGATTGAGGTGAGATGCAAGGGCTGCGGAAGGCTCTTGGGAAGATTTGCGGGAAAGGGCAGTGTGAAGTGTCCGAAAGTCGAATGCGGCGGAACAAATGTATTTAATACAGAGACGGGAGAGTGCCGCTTCATTCCGAAGTCGGCCGGCCGAAGCTTTGGATAAACGCAGGGAGGCAGGAGCTATGGCGAAGAAAATCTGTTTCAGCCTGTCAGCGGCGTCAGTCCGGGCAGCGCAGCAGGAAATTCGGAATTTTCAGCAGGACTTGCTTGGGAAATGTGAAATACTCTGCCAAAGGCTGGCCCAAGAGGGGATTCAGGTGGCGCAGGCGCATATCAGCGGCAGCGGTTTCAGAAAGTATATCCGGCTGTCATCCGAAATTACGCCGGAGCGGGCCGGCTGCCGGGCGGTGCTGTACATGGAGGATAGCAGCGAGACGGTGAGAGAGCGGCAGACGCCGGAAGGCGTGAAAATAGTTGGAGTATCGCCTGTCTTGATGCTGGAATTTGGCTCCGGCCTGCGCACAGAGAGTCCGGATGGGATTTTGGGAGTGGGCGCGGGAGCTTTACCCGGCCGGACCCATGAAGGGAATTCCCATGGCTGGCGGTACATGGACTTGGATGGCATGTGGCATGATTTCGGCGGCGCCAATGGAAAAATGCCCATGTATTTTGCAGGGAAAGAAATGCAGAGGAAGATAGTAAGCATTGCCAAAGAGGTATTTGGAGCAAAGATTAATGAAAGGAGGCATGATTCATGGCAGGATTCGACTGGAATGAGTGCTACATCCTGATAAAGTCTAAACTGGAACAGGCGGCTGCCTGTACAGTCGGACGGTATGTGATTCCAAAGGACGGCCAGCTTCCCTATGTGGATGTGGCCTTAGCTGAAAATTCCGGCGGAAACTATGACCTGGATGGCGCAGAGGGCTCCCAAAATCCGTTAATTGTGCTGACGGTCTATTGCAATGGAGAGTCCGGCGACAGCGAATGCTATGCCATCAGCGAGACTGCAAAAGAGCTGATGGCATCCTATGGTTTTGGCTGCCGCGGCGGACCCGTAAAGGCAGACAGTGCCGATCCGGATGTGGCGCGGTGGGTTGGGCGGTATCAGAGAGTCATCGGGAATGGTGATTAATGGATGTAAATAAAGTAAAAAATGGTAACTTTGGAGAGCCGGAAGGCTCTTATTTTTATATCAAAGAAAGAGAGGAAAAAGATTATGTCAGAAGTAACAGCAAAGGCGGTAAGTACGATTGGTACGATACTGGAGGTAAGTGAAGACGCAACTGTATGGGAGAAGCTGTGCAAGATTAAGGGGTATCCGGCTCTCGGCGGTGCTCCGGAGCAGCTGGAGACCACGGATCTGGAGGATGAAGTACAGACCTTTATTCCCGGCGTACAGGGCATGGAAGCTATGGAGTTCACGGCGAATTATACGCTGGAGTCCTACAATGCGGTGAAGGCTAAGGAAATGACAGCCCTTCATTACCGTCTGACTATGGGAAAGAACGGCACAGACGGAGTTGCAACCTGGGACGGCCAGCATTCCGTGTATGTGAATGAGGGCGAGGTCAACGGAGTCCGTGAAATGACGATTTCGGTATCTCCGTCTACCAAGATTGAGATCGCGGTTCCGGCAGCCTAGCGACGCGCGGAGCTTGAAAAAATTTGAGGAGGATTTGCGTTATGGCAACGGTAAAAATTAACCAGAAAAACTATGAAGTGCCGGAATTGACCTTCCGGCATTCCAAGCTCATGGAACAGATGGGGCTGCCGGTGGAAGGCATGCTGAGCAGAAATTATTTGTTTTCTGCCGTATCGGCATTCACAGGGATTGTCGCAAAATGTGATCCGGAGCAGGCAGATTATCTGGTGGAGCAGCATATTCTTGGAGGCGGCGGCCTGGAGGATATTTATAAAGCTTATGCAGCCGCAGTTCAGGAAAGCAATTTTTTCAAGAAGCTCCTGCACATGGACGGGCAGGAGGAGAAGAGGGAGACATCGCCTGGGAAGAGGGAGCCGGAGCCGGCGGGAGAAAAGGAATAACTTTTTCCGGACTGATAGATACGGTATGGATGCCGGCGGCAATCCGGTTCGGCATTCCGGCAGATGTTTTTTGGGATCTCAACCCCAAGTACATGTATATGTACCAGGAGGCGTATATCCAAGAGAAAGAGGAGCAGCTCAAAATGCTGGATGTAGCGGCCTATTATCAGGGGCTGTATGTTCAGCAGGCGGTTGCCTCCTGTTTCTCAAAAAAGGCGAAGTATCCGAAGAAGCCGCTGTCCCTGGAGGCAAAGAAAAAGCCGTTGTCCGGGGAAGAGCAGTTTAAGCTTTGGGCAGAGGAATTCAATCGGAGATTTGAGGGCTAGGCGTTTCACAGCGCCTGGCCTTCTTAGGCTCAAACAGGAAACGGAAAAACCATGGCGTCTGTTAAAGAGCAGATGCCTCTTATTATGCCCGAACGTCTTTGAACGTCAGTGCAGAACTGAAAGGAGAGTGACGTTCGTGAGTGCGGAGATTGATCGGCTTGAAGTCCAGGTGGAAGTGTCCGCCACAAAAGCAAATGCAGAATTGAATAAATTGATTGGGAAACTGGGCAAAGTGGAAGCATCGCTTTCTGGTGTCAGCAGCAAAAGCCTGTCCAGGTTTGCCGGCCGTATTGAAAAAATCGGACAGTCTATACAGAAAGTGAATCGCGGAGGCAGCACGCAGAAAATGGCGGCAGGCTTTACAACGCTTTCCGGCGGCATTGCAAAATCCGCAAATTCCATGAAAAGTTTTTCGCAAATGGCCGGAAAGCTTAATTCCGGTTTCTTTCTGATGATTGACGGGGTAAAGCAGCTGGGAAAGGCTATGGAGCAATCCGCGGATAACATAGGGATGTATCCTAATTTCGGCGCCGCAATGGATAAAATCGGTGCCAAGTTCAGTGACATGTATGCTGGGTACGGCTGTGACAGCGCAGAGGAATATGTCCGGTCCTTTGCCGGCAGGATGAATAAGCTGACAAAGAAAATGACGGGCTTTAAGGCCGAAGACAGTGAAGAATGGGCTTGTGCGGATTTGGCCGGCCAGCCGGCGGCTCCGAAAGCCGCGATAAATGCTCCGGCGGGCGCCGCTGCAAATACCATGAACGGAATCAGCGGAAGCGATATGGGCGGTTCAATGGGAGACTTAGGGGACGGAGCCGCCGGGCTGGCCCGATTCGTAAATGTGCTCAACGGCGGCCTTATGGCGGTTCAATGGGAGAAACTTTCTTCGTCGCTTCGGAATTTTTGGATTGCAATCGGGCCGTATGCACAGCAATTTGGGGAGGGATTGATTGGCTTTTTTGAAAGTACTGCAGTACTTTCCGCAGATAGCATCAATAATTTCCCCGGGGCGCTGAACAGCATTGCGGATGCACTTTCCGGCGGAGAACAAGAAGCGGCCAGAAGCTGGGGAGATGCCCTGCCGGTATTGGCAGATTCGATCGAAAGTTTAAAAGCAGTAGACTCTGTTTTTTCCGAACTATTTGCTTTTTTTGATTTGATCGGAAATTCTGCGCTGATGAGGGCTGTTTTAGGCTTGGCAGAAGGAATCAAAACGCTGGTTTCGGCCATTTCCGCATGCAAATCCGGGGCACTGTTGGAAACAGGCGGAATGCTGTCAGACATCACAAATGTGATATCGCTGGTCGCAGGCGGGGCAGGAACCTTGAATGAAGCCATGACGGCTGTATTTGGTTCTGTCGCAACGGTAGCTGCCGGAATTGCCGGGGTAATCGGCGGAGTGGTTCTGGCAGTTACAAATTTCTTTTCCATGTGGGAGAACGGCTGGAGCATACTGGGCGAAATCTTAAAGGACATAGGGATTGCCATTGCCGCAGTCGGAGCAGTTATATTGGGCGCAGCGGCGGCTCCGGTGGCCTTGGTTGCCGGAATTACAGCGGCAGTGTCTACATTGCTTATTGTGATACATGATAACTGGGAATCAATTAAGCAGTTTTTTACCGACGCAATTCCGGCTTGGTGGAACGGGACGGCACTGCCGTTTTTGCTGAGCATCCCGGCACAGTTTGGCGAGCTGGTCTCCAATATCGGTACATTTTTATCGGAGCTTCCCGGAAAAATAGGATATTGGCTGGGAGAGACTTTGGGCAGCTTTACACGTTGGATGGCGGAGACAGACGTTTACTTGAAAGAAAAGGTATCAGAGATTATTGAAAATGTAAAGCTCTGGTTTTCGGAATTGCGGGATAAGATTAATGAGGAACTGTTTCTTATCATAGGCAAACTAGCCCAGTGGAAGGAAGCTGCGGTTGCGTTTGTGATAGAAAATATTCCTGAAATTCCAAATAAAATATGCCAGTCCTTTCTTGAATTGCCGGACAAATTTCTGGAGATCGGGGGAAATATTATTGCCGGGCTTTGGGAAGGAATACAAGGCGCCTGGGAGGGGATGAAAAAAGGAGTCGGGGATTTCTGTTCTGGATTCATCGATGGATTTCTGGAGGCCTGGGGTATTCACAGCCCCAGCCGGGTGATGTCGGAGATTGGCGATTACCTGATTTTGGGCCTGGCGGAGCCGTTTGAAGGTGCAAGTGCCATTACAGAGCAGATGTATCTGTTTGCGGATTCTATAATGAACATTTTCAGGCAGCAGTTGAGCCCGGAGAATTTCTCCTTGATAGCCGAAAGTGCAATGCTGGCGTTTGCAGAAACTTTTCATCTGGGATTCCAGAATATGCAGCTTGTTTCGGATGAGAGCGTATTGCTTTTCAGCATGTCTGTGATAAATGCGCTGATGTTGATGAATCAGCAGATGTCTGTGATATTTACCGGGATTACCGTTATGATCCAGCAGAAATGGACCATGATGCTGAACCAGGCCAGGCTTTTCTGGATTCAGATGAATAACCTGGTGAAGCAGAATCTTGTATTGCTCAACATGAGTGTGCTTTCCGGAATGACAGTTGTAAATACTGGCTGGTCTGCAAAATGGACCCAATTTTCGGCCAGGGTAAGGACGGCATGTACGGAGGTCCGCTCGGCAGTTTCATCAATGAATGCCAGTGTCCAGAGCATGTGCAATTCTATGCTTTCTGCCATCCGGGAGGTAAAGTCGGCGGCTTCCGCTGTCGGCAGCATATCCATTGGCATGGGCATAGTCAGAGGTTTTGCTTCCGGCGGCTATCCGGAAACGGGCGAACTGTTTATAGCCCGCGAGAATGGTATGAATGAGATGGTAGGCCGTATCGGAAACCAGTCGGCAGTGGCAAATAACGATCAGATTGTAGAAGCTATCCGGGCCGCTGTTGTGCAGGGCATCCATGCAGACGAACAGAATGCCCTTTTGAGGGAGCAGAATTCTTTGCTCCGGGCAATTTTGGACAAGGATATGGATGTGTCTCTGGACGGCAGATCTCTTGTGAATGGGATTGATAAGGCGCGGAGGCGGATGGGAGTCAATTTTCAGTTAGCATAGGCGAAAAGCAGGAAGGAAGAAGGTGGAACATGTCAGCATTTCTTATTGTGAATGGGATGCCGTTCCCAACACCAAAACGGGGATTTAAAATAACAGTTGTGACCAACGTGGAAGCCGGGGTCAATGCGTTCGGCGGGGTTGTGGGCCAGGTAATTGGCCGGAACCAGTATAAGTTGGACAGTATGCAGTGGGACGGCCTGGATGCCGCAACCTGGGAGCGGATGCTTGAGGCTGTAGAGCCGTTTTATATCCCGGTAACTTTTGAGGATCCGCAGACCAGGGAGCGGAGGACTATTATGATGTATCCGGGAAACAGAACTGGAGAGCCTTACTGGCTGGATAAGGATAAGAAAATCAAGATGTACCAGAGCTGCCAGTTTAATCTTGTAGATTGTGGGTGGGAATGATGCAGAAAGCGAGCAGTGCTTATAAACAGGCCATGAAAAAGCCCCTTAGAAATAGGGCTTATATTCATATTTCTATTGGCGTTATCAACCAGGATGCCCAAAAGACGGCCAGTGCGGATGCGGGGGAGAATTCGTTTACCTATTATTCGAATCCGCCGGCTCCTTTTAATCATTACGAGATGGGTTCTATCTATGCGACGGCAGAACAAGGATTCGCCAAAACGGATGGAAGTATGGTATTTCTTCCCCGGGATGCCGGGGAGGCGGTGATGAACAATGGTATTGTGACAAATGATCTTTTGGGTAGCATTGTGGTCCGGTTTGGAATATCCGGCCTGGATATTAAGGGCCTGACGATTGATTTTGGAGAATACTATCCAACAGCATTTACCATTGAAAATGATACCGGCATCCGGGAGTATTTTGGAAACAATCAGTCTTTGTGGAGTACAGAGGATGTGTTTGCGGGGACTTCGTTTCTGAAAATTACGCCTCTGGCTGTAGTGAATGGGGAGGGAAGGCTGCGGATATATGAATTTCTCTGCGGCGTGGGGAATGTTTTCACCAATAAGGATGTGAAAAGCTATACTTTCAAGGACTATGTCTCCCCTATATCCGACAGCCTGCCCAGCCAGGATATGTCATTGACGATACATAATTTTTCCTTGAAATACAATGTGGACAACCCGGAGAGCGCCATCAATTTTATGGAGCTGGGCCAGGAAATCCAGGTATCTTTCGGATATGATGTGACGGGAGAGGGGGATATTGAGTGGATTGACAGTCATGAGGTTTATTTGAAAACCTGGAGTGCAGATGATAAGCAGGCGAAATTTACGGCAACCGATCCCTTTGACAATATAGACAGCGTCTATTACCGGGGAAAATTCCGGGCAAAGGGAATCCCGGCGTATGATTTGGCGCTGGACATTTTTACCGACATGGGACTGGATGAGAATGAGTATGTGATAGAGCCCTATCTCAAAAACATTTTGATTTACAATCCGATTCCTGTTGTCTCCCATATGGAAGCGCTTCAGATGCTGGCGAATGCCTGCCGCTGTGTTTTGTTTCAGAACAGGGCCAAACGAATTCAGATAAAATCCTCCTTTATACCGGATATGGCAGCCGCCGCAGATAATCAGGCCGGTTACAGCTGTGTGGAAAATATTTTGGCAGGCGGAGGGAGGAACGCGTATGCGGCAGCATTCCGGGATTTTGCAGCAACAGACGGGAGTATGGTTTTTCTTCCCAGGGAATCCGGGGAGTATTCTGCGGATACCGGATATGTGAGCGGTTCAGTGAGTGATTCCGAAGGACTTTTCAGGGAAAATCCAATGGTTTCCATTGCTTTGGAAAGCGCCTTTACTTGTTATGGGATGGTCTTGAATTTCTGTTCGGTTGCACCGGAGGAGTTTGTTATTCGTACATTTTACGATGCCCGTCCCGTATCCTCCTTTGAGGTAAAGGGAAACAAGGAATTGACTTGCGCTTTGAACCATTGCTTTGAAGAATTTGACAGAATGGAGATTGAGTTTACAAAGGGATATCCAAATTCGCGGGTGGCTTTGGACCATGTGGCTCTGGGAGAGGTGACGGATTATTCTCTGGAATATGCCTTGGATCTAATGTCTGCACCGAGCGGAACAAAGCAGGAGCGGTTAAAGGCCCTGTCTGTGCTGCGTACCATTTACAGCGAAGATACGGAGGAGCCGGGACAAATTTTCAGTGAAGATATGGTGATTTCTCCTGAGGACCATGTCAAGACGATATATTTTAATCTGGCATCCTACGCACTGGAGGCGCTGTTTTCCATTGAGCAGGAAGAGGGAGAAACTTTCTACAGCACTGTTTTGCCAAATGGAAGCAGTGTTTCCATTGCAGAATTTTCTGATTTTTATGCCAAGCTGGAATTTGCGGGAGTGGAAGCGGAACAGGTGGTCAGGGTAGTCATAAATGGGAAGGTGTACAAGAAGAGTGAAAGCCGCTATACAGTTTGTCACAGCACCACAGGTGCATGGAAAGAGTGGAAGAATGAATTGATAAGCACCGTTCAGCAGGCAAAGGATTTAGAAGAATGGCTGGCGGGGTATTATCAGGCTCCAATCGAATACCAGGTATCCTATCGGGGAGATCCCAGGGTGGATGCAAACGATCTATTCTTTTTGGAGCTTCGCAACCGGGAGCGGGCTATGATCCGCTGCCATCAAAATGAATTAAAGTACAATGGTGCATGGAGCGGGAAGATGACAGCACGGAAGGTGGTGGAGATATGAGCTGGGAGACGCCTAAGACAGATTGGACGGGAGCAGACAGGTTTGATGCTCCAAACTACAATCGTATTAAAAATAATCTGGATTTTCTCCATGATATGGCTCAGACATTATATCGGGATTTTTGTATTGAAGATATGGGCCCGGATAAGGATTATTCAAGTTTTTATTACGCAGACGAGATTAACCGGCTGGCGGATAACCTGGAGCTTGTGAATTCCGCGGTATACCCTCTGGATATCGGGGAAAAGACGGTGTATGCGCAGAACCAGGCTTTTATTGGCTATGCGGATCTGAACCGAATTGAATCTGCAATTTTAAAAATATATGTACTTTTGCAAGAGCAGAAAGCAAACAAGGCCCGGTTACAGTTCCGGCTTGGAAATAAGAAAGGAGTGAAGTGCTGATGGCAGAATTACGCACAGATTTTAAGGATGATATTCTTGCTGAAGCCATGGGAGGCAGACGGCGGTATCAGATGATTCAAAATGAGGATGGGACAGTTTCTTTTGTAGATGCAACCGAATATGAACAGATGGGAAGTGAGTTTGGACAGGCAGAAATCAACGCTACGAATGCGGCGGTTATTGCTTTGCAAAATGAACAGGTGGAAACGGCCGATCCTATGACGGCTACAGAGGAGGGACTGGCGGCTGACGCTAAACTGACGGGGGATGCGCTTCGAGACCTAAGTACGAATATGCCTATGTTTGGTTTGGATGGTTCTACCCTTATCATCACCTTGCCGCTTCAAGATGGTGAGGAGGTTGGTTAATGTCTTTGATTTTTAACGGGATAGACATAAGGCAGATAATTTGTAATAACCAAAATATTGATAAGGTAATATGTAACAACATTACAGTATTCCAGAAAAGCGGAAAAGTAGTTTATCCATATCGGTCCTGGATGGGTGGAGGTTCTGCGGCAATGGTTCCATTTTGTGCAAATGCGACCACCAGTGGAACGCCAACTGTTACAGGTACGTTATTGACACCATATAAAGATAGCAAATACATCAAAGTCACTGTCAACGAAGACATATCATCCCTTACATTGTCATTCGGAAGCGGATCATATTCATCGATTGCGGATGGGTCGGCAACCACCAGGGCGGAATTGTATAAAAACGGTTCAGCTACGGGATTATGGTATTGCTATAGATACCATACAAATACAAGCAAATTAAATCTCACATATGTATCGAAAACAATAAAGAACTTAAAGGCTGGTGATGTGGTCTGCCTGTATGTACAGAACGGGAATGGTTCAAATCGAACGGGTTACGGATTCTCTTCGCCGACATTTATTGCAGAAAAATGAGGCGATTTGGCACTTAGGTCTTAAAAACCTATTTACATACTTTAAACCTAAAACAAAGAAATAAAGCATACTCCCGTGGAACTTCTGCCCGGGTGCTTCTTAACTTGTGGATGGGATGGGGCATCCGGAACAGCAGCGGTTTTTGGGGGAACATCTTAGGGCAGGTGTGACTGCATTACAGGGGGCTAGGGGTGCCGGCATTTTTGGCTGCTATTGTACTGGATGGCTGAGGTTCTGGAGATTCAGGGAGGGGAGGGCGCATTATTGTTTATGGAGGAATAAGGAAAATGTACATCAATCCCAATACCGTTGTAATGGCTGCAAGTGTGATTTCAGCGCTTGCGGTTATTTTTTCTGCCGTGTTTGCCGTGTACCGCTGGTATCTGCGGCAGAACCAGCAGGACAAAGAAATTGAAAATATCAAAGCAGAACAGTGTTTG